ATGAATAAACAAGAGATAAGGTTAGCATTGAAAGATTTTCATTGGATGGAGAGTGAAATATTAAGATTGTATGCTGAATTACATGTAACATCAAGTGGGTCAACATCACGATATGAAATGGAATCTATGATGATACAAGAACGAGCATGTGCTGATATAGTTGGTACTTTTGTAATTAGAAAAGACCGATATCGAAAGATCATACATAAATTAGAGAAGAAAGTGAGGATGATACATGATCATACAGAAAGTATCAAAGAAGATCGAATGACAGCGGTGTTATATTGCATTTTGGATGGTATGACGATTGTTTCTATATCCAAACATTTAAACATAAGTGAACGCAACATATACAATATTCGGGATGCCATAATCAATCATATTTATGAAAGTATACACAAACAAAAAGAACATCTAGATAGGTTTAATAATGTTATAACTGTCTAATATGTTTGCTGTATATGCAGGAAAAACAGGAAAGATGCATGAAAAAAGGGGGATGAGATATAATGATGGCAAGAGTAGAAGAGTAGAAAAACAACATGATTGAGATATCTTCAACTTTATGGGATGGATTTTCTTATGTCTAAATATAGTGCAGATGTTGCAGGAAAAGCAGTAAAGATGCGGAACTTCGATGTTGTTTGTTAAAATAAAGATAGGACAAATTATAGTAATCATATTCAATGCAGAACAAATGTTTGGTATAATAAAAGAATAGTAAGTTAATTAATTATGACAGCAGATAGTGACAACATCGATGATAGCTAAATTATTAAATAAATATTTCTTTATATAGAAAATAATAACCAATAAGATATTATTTTTTTATGTTTCATTCATCAAAATGGATTGGATGGTGTTGTGTATGAATAAAAAAGAAATTAGAGAAGCACTGAAAGATTTTCATTGGATGGAGAAAGAAATTTTAAGACTGTATAAAGAACTTGATATGACACCGACAGCATCCACTTCACAATATGGAATAGAAGCAAGCATGCCTAAAGGAAGAGGGAATCCTACAGATAAAGTTGCAAATTTTGTCATAAGAAAAGACCGTTATGGGAGCATCATTTTCAAGCTAGAAAAAAAGGTAAGACTGATTAATGAGCATACGGAATCCATTAACGATGATAGAATGACAGCAGTGTTGCATTGTATTTTAGACGGTATGTCCATCGTATCTATATCTAAACATTTACAAATTAGTGAGCGTAATGTGTACAATATTAGAGATGCTATTGTGCATCATATTCACCGAAGTATGCAGAAGCAAGTAAATGCAAGTAATCATAAAGGGCAAGCAGTAATCAAAGTAAAGCGGTAATTTGCAGTTGTTGCAGGAAAAACAGGAAAGATGCAGGCAGTACGCTTGAACTGATAAGATAAAGACAAGAAAAAAATATCTTCCATATAGTTGAATGCCATGTACACCCTTTGCGGATGTGGATGGCATTTTCCATTGAAAGGAGGTGAAAGTCATTGTTTATCGTCATAACTCGAAAATGGATATCTTTTTCTTATGATTAATTAAGATGTTATTGCTACTGCAAACGCTCATCATTTGCTTAAGGAGGGAACCAGATGGCAATTGCGGAGTACTTTCAAGCAATAGAAGATGTGATAAAAAGTCAATTCCCTACAAAACAAGTAGTAAAACATCACTTTTCAAATACGATAAACGGGGACACATTTTATATGTATCATGTGGAAGATAAGAGAGAAAAACAAATGCAGCAACATATGATCATACAGCGTCAATGTCGTATTGAATACGTAGACGTTAGTGCGGAACAGGCATTGATGGAAATGGATAAACTGAGTGAGGTTTTGCATCAAGTACAAGGCATTCCGATTTCGACGAATCAAAACCAACATAAGCAGGCTAATAACGGAATAGCAGTAGAATACTTCATCATAAATGAAGTAAAGCAGATACCGCAAAATGAAGACTCCCAAACTACTGAACAAATTGGGATGCACCAATGCACTGGAGTGTTGTTGACCACGGAGCGAGTGCCGATGCAACAACAATCATGGGATAAGATGAATAAAATGTACGTCAATAATAACTTGATTGCACAGGCCGAAATATAATAACTTTTCATAAAAAAATAAATTATTTTAGGAGGAATGTAACATGGCAGGAGGAACATGGGATCCAACAGCTTTGAAAGTAAGACCAGGTCTATATATTAATTTCGAGGAAGCAGCTGCAGCACAAATTAGCGGTGGTGCGCGAGGTACGGTAGCGATGAACCTATTTTCCTACGCAGTTGGTGATGATAAAGCTGCAAATGGAAAAGTGTATACGATTGAAACGTTACAGCAAGCAAATGATTTATTCGTAAAAAAGACAGATACTACTACTGTAGGAGATATTACTTCCATTGAAATGGCATTGCAAGCAGGTGCGAAGAAAGTGCTTGTGTACACTGGTGCTGTGGGGGATAGTGGTGACGTTTCCGCCATTGTCAATGCACTAGAAGGGTATGATTTTAACGTATTTGTTTTTGATGGAAAAGATAGTAAAGTGAATGATGTTGCAAGATATAAAACTGCGTTTTGGATTGAAAATAACATGGACGCAGGCAAGCATTTTATGGGCGTGTTTGGAAGAGATGATGATACATTAGCCATAGGTGAAAGTACTGTAGATTCGGATGGTAATTCAATTTCATATCAACTTCCAAATTATAATAATGGTAAATACATTGTGCAACTAGTCAACGGTGTAGTAAATAACGATATACAATATAACTCACAGGTATATGCGCCGTATATTGCAGGATTAATTGCTACAACACCAATTAATAAATCGATTACTTATCAGCAAGTACCAGGTTATACCGTTAATCAACGCTTTAGTAATGCAGCGATGGAAGATTTCTTAAATGCTGGTGCATTAGTAATGGTTCACGACGGAAACAAAGTGAAAGTGGAGCAAGGGATTACCATGACAAAAGATAAGATCCGTGCCATTCGCGCACGACAAGCTGTTTCCACCGATATTAGCAATACAGCGAAAGATTCCTATATTGGTAAACTAGATAATAGTGAAGATGGGCAAAAAGCACTTGTAGCAGCAATAAAAGCTTACTTAGAGCGTTTAGAAACAGCAAGTGTACTAACGGATATTGTGGTTACATTAGATGCTGAAAAGTCTATTAACGACCAGGTATTTGTTAACATTTCATATCGTGAATTAGATTCAATGGAACGTATATTTATTACTATTGATGTTTAATATACTAAATGATAAAGGAGAAGTGATGTAACATGGCACTAGATTCAACCAAAATAATTAACGGAACATATGGGGAAGTATGGCAAGACGGTGTGTGGCTAACGAATATAAAAAGTGCGGAAGCTACAGTAGAAATTAATAAAGAAGAAATTCAACGTGCAGGTACTCGTTGGGTCTCTCATAAAGTGACGGGGCTAACAGGGACAGGTACGATGACAGGATATAAAGTAACGACTGAATTAATTGAGAAGATTGGTTCAATTGCAGATGATAAAAGCGGAGTATTTTATAGTACAGAATTAATTTTAGCGTTGAAAGATCCAGAATCTTTCGGTTCTTATCGTGTACGTCTAAAAGGAGTGCAATTTGATAACATTCCATTAATTAACTATGAAGTGGGTTCTATTGTAGAAGAGGAGTTACCTTTTACTTTTACGGGTTATGAATTAATCGATACCATTGCTTCTGTTTAATGGGAACGATGCAAAGATGTGACGGGTGATATTCACTCGTCATTTTTCTTTGTACAAAAAACGATAAAGGATGATGTGATTATGACTATGCATAACGAAAACGACGTACTTCGTTCGCTTTTAGATACAGATTTGAAGCCAGAGAAAAATATATTCATGAAACGTTTCGGTGTTTCTTTTACCATTCAAGCGTTAGATGGAAAAACAATCAACCGCATTCGTGAACAAGCAAGTTTCCCTATTAAAGGTGGAAAAGAGCTAGACGAGGAAAAGTTTGGTGCACTTATTATTGAAAAGGCTTGTCTCATTCCTCAATGGTCTTCGTCAGAACTAATAGAAAAATTTGGCCCAACTCCAGCAGATGTTATACAAAAAAGATTGCTGGCAGGGGAAATTTCAAAACTGTCAAATGAAATCTTATCATTATCAGGTTTTTCAGATGAAGAGGAAGAAATCGAAGAAATAAAAAACTAATACAATCAGGTGGTAAAGCTTATTTATACCATGTTATTTTTCAACGGCATGGACTACCTCCTGATGAAATTTACAATAAATCAATAGGAGCAAAACATTTTATGTTCGCCTCTACCCTGCTTCAACTTGAAGAGGAGCAGAAGGAGATACAGAAAATAAAGCGAGCTCAGAAAGGAGGACAATAAATGTCATCGCTCAATTTAACGAATAATGTGTTAAGTGACATGAATAGAACATTAGATAAGCATGGTAAGCTCATTAAAAAAATGCACAAACTCATTGCTTCCATAGAACATATGCAACAGGACAATAAAATGTGTTCAAAACAAACAAAAGTAACCAAAATAACAAATATTAAAAATATTTCTAATATATCTAACACAAACAAAATAGTAAATATTTATCAAGCTACTGCTTCATCTAAAATAATGTCCATGAAGGGTAGTGGAATAACCACAAGCAATGCAGCAGGAAAGAAACCGGGGTTATCTTTAATAGACGGTTTCAAACAAATACTAGGAGCAAAAAAAGCACTAGATCATGTTGAAAAAGCAATCAAATATATCACACATGGTATTGACTCAAAAGCATTCAAATCCCTTTCAACTGCTTTTAAGCCATTGGGCAAGTTAATCAATAAAAAAATATTTAAAAAGGCACATTTACTCTTACGATTTTCAAGAAGAAAATTCACCAAGCTATTAGGTCCAGTTGGGAAAGCGATAGATATTGGTGAGAAAATTTTTAAATTTTCTAAAGCCAAAGACAAAGGTGAGGCAGCAGCTGATATTATCGGTTCTACACTAGGAACTGCCTTAGGAGCAGCAATTGGATCATTAGGTGGTCCCCTAGGTACTATGATAGGAGGTACTATCGGTGGGGAGCTTGGTGGGAAAGCAGCAAAATGGGTGTATAAAAATTGGAGTAAATTACCACAGTTTACTGAAAAAACGGGTCGTTTTTTATTCCGTGATGCTGGCGCGAAAGTGGGAAAACAGGCTGGTCAATGGATCATAGATCGCTGGGATGGAATAAAGACTGCTGCTGCATCTATGTGGAAGGCAACTAAAACATTGTTTGGTGGTAAAAAAATAAAAAGTGCATATACCGTAACAAAAGGAGACAACTTATGGAATATTGCCAAACAGCATTATGGAGATCCGATGAAATGGAAAGAAATATATGCAAACAATAAAGAGATCATAGGAAATAATCCAGATTATATTCTTCCGGGACAAAAGTTAATTCTACCAGGTATGAACAGTAAAGAACCTAGCAAAACGAAAAATAATGCTTCATGGAATGCTATGAAACAGATTTTTGGAGCAAAAAAAATCCTAGATAACGCGCAGAAAGCGATAAAGTTTATCACGCATGGTGTTGATACTGATTTATTTAAAAATATGACAAAGAAATTCAAACTGCTAGGTCGAATGACAGAAACGAAAGCTTATAAAAAGTCACATCTTTTACTTCGCTTTTCAAGAAGAAAATTTACTAAATTATTAGGTCCAGTAGGAAAAGCAATAGATATAGGAGAGAAAATATTTAAATTTTCTACAGCAAAAGACAAAGGTGAGGCAGCAGCAGATATTGTTGGTTCATCCATAGGAACGGCATTAGGGGCAGCAATAGGAACTACAGTGGGAGGACCTCTGGGTACGTTAATTGGAGGAACGATAGGAGGCGAACTCGGTGAAAAAGCAGGAAAATGGGTGTGCAAAAACTGGAGTAAATTACCGAGCTTCGGAAAGAAAGCTGGAAAATTTCTTTCCAGAGATGCTGGAGCAAACAGCAGTTATGTCGTTCAAAAAGGAGATAACTTATGGAATATTGCTAAACAGAGATACGGAAACCCGATGAAATGGAAGGAAATATATGCGCAGAATAGAGCGGTGATCGGCTCTGATCCGAATCTTATTTTACCTGGACAACAATTAATGCTGACAAGTTCATCACCAAAGTTAGGGACTGTAAAAGTGGATAGCACTTACAATGCAACCAATCCAGTAAGAAAATCATTCGAATTTGGTGCACAAGGAAATGTGAATAATACATTTCAAATTCATATTAACTACACCGCTCAGCAAGAGACGCAAGAAAAAGATGTAGATCATTTTACTAGATTATTAGTCAACAAATTAAAAGAAGCAAGCATGTCCTATGCTTAGGAGGTGAATTCTATTGCAAATATGGCTAATCTACGAAAAAGATAGTGAGCAAGAGCAATTTCAGTTGCCAGTTAATCCACCTACTATTAAAATGACATCGCCCCATCACTTTAACGATTTGCAAGTACCGCAGCTAGGTGAATATACCGTCATAGGGGACAAGCAATTAAGAGAATTTAGTCTATCTTCTTTTTTTCCTCGTGACTATCATAGAGGGTACTGTGAGTATGATGATCTAGCCTTACCTTGGGACAGTGTCAACTTAATAGAAAAATGGCAGCGAATCGGCGAACCTATTCGGTTGGTTGTTACAGGGCAAAATAAAATTAATTATCCCGTTACGATTCGCTCCTTTCAATATGAGGAAAGAGCGGGGAGTCCTGGAGACGTTTATTATGATTTGCAGTTAAAAGAATATCGCTACCTCACTTTTGAAAAAATAGAGGAACAAGACGGCGGTAAAAAGTTACAACAGAAAAGACCGAGCACGAAGAAAACGCCTAAAACTTATATCGTAGTACCAGGCGATTCACTATGGAAAATCGCTCACAAAATGTATCGAGACGGAAGCAAGTGGCAGATAATCTATAACGCGAATAGAAAGACAATAGGGGAAGATCCCGATAAAATTTTTCCAGGTCAAAAGTTGGTGATCCCAGCGTGAATATAAAAGTAGAGTATAACAAAGAGACTGTTCTTAATCCCATTGTGAACCGTATTACGTGGTCGGGTAATCAAGATCAACCATTTCGAAAGTGTGAAATAAACGTTCATAATACAGTGGATGGAAAATCTACCTTCATCGATTTTGAACCAGGAAAGTCTCTCCGACTACTAAAAGACGATCAAGAGTTATTTCGCGGCGTCATTTTTACCGATCAAATGGATTTGCAAGGAAGCATGAGTCTAACGGCATACGATGAAAATGTGTATTTAACAAAAAATATAGATACAAAAAAATTTGTAAATAAAAAGGCATCCGATATCGTGAAACAATGTTGTAAGGAATTTAACATTCCTACTGGAACGATTGTCGATACCACTTATAATATACCGAAGCTTCTACTTCGAGACAGAACGCTATGGGATATGATGAAAACGGCATTAGCAGAGACAGAAGATCACACAGGCAAGAAATATATCCTCTCCTCTAAGCAAGGTAAGTTACATTTGTTAGATGTAGCAGAGGAAGAAGTGGAATGGAAACTAGAACAAGGTGTAAATATACTTTCTGCTTCTCATTCTAAATCGATAGAGGAAATGAAAAATAAAATCAAAATTTTAAGTAATGATAACAAGAAAAAGCCCATGGAAGTAGTAAAAGAAGATGCTTCCCTAGCAAAAAAATATGGTACAATGCAGCACCTACAATACGTCGGGATGGATAAGAAGAAGGAAGGCATGAAGCAGCTAGCAAATCAATTGCTCAAACAAAGGGGCAAGGTTACCCATGAAACTCATCTTGAAGCACTTGGAAATGAAGCTGTCATTGCAGGAACCGTTGTAAACATTCAAGCTGGCATGACCAAGATGGAAGGGCTATATGATGTCATAACCGATCAGCATACATTTGAAAACGGTTTGCATAACATGTCCTTAACAATAAGAGAACATGCTAGTGAAAAGTAATACAATACCTATCCTCTTTCACAAAGGAGGGAGACGATGAACAAACTAGAGGGAAACGCATACAGTCAAATGGTGCAGCTAATGAAAGAAGTGGGATACAACAAAGACATCGATATCGAACTAGCAACCGTGCTGGAAATCGATGCAGATCAAAACATATTAAAAATAAAAGTAGACAACATGGATGTAGTACTAGAAGGGGATGACTTAATCGTAGCGGAACATTTGTTACATCATACACGTCAAATGGAGATTGTAGATCAAAGTCTGATTGTAGATGCGACGAGTGATGGAGTAACAGAACATGACATCGCTGCAAGTGGTAATTTCTCTGGAACAATAGGTTCCTATACAGGAAATGGAAATATAAATATCACTACAGATTCAGTACATTTCACAAAATTAAAATTATTAGCAAAGATAAGCACTAAAGTTGACCAGCCATTAATGCATAAAATTCATTCTCCTTTACAAGTAAATGACAGAATTATCGTTGCTTCAATTGATAATAACCAACATTTTATCGTTTTAGATAGAGTGAGCAAGGAGGAGTGATATGAAAAAGTTAAATGGTGGTCCTCTTAATCAATGGATACAGTTGTTTAAATTCCTAGGTTATAATGCTGACATTGGATTTGAATTAGCTACAGTTGCCTCTATAAATCCATTTAAGATGAAATTAAATCGTATGGAAATGGAGTTAGATGGAAGTGATATTATTATTTCCGATCATTTAGTAGATCATAAAAGGTATATAGAAATGAATGATCAATTACTAAAGTTTATTGAAGGGGAAATATACACAAAAGATGTTAATGGACATGATATTTCAGCTACAGGAAATTTTGTTGGAAGTTATGATAATCCAAATCCCCCACCACCAAAAATTCCTGTTGAAGGCGACATGAACCTTTCAACTAATCTATTTACCTTCACTTCGATGACACTGAATTCCGCTGTTTCCAATGCAAAAGATAATGATGGTAACGTCATTCCAATGGAAGTAAAAATACTTTCCCCACTAGCAGTAAACGATACGGTGATCGTGGCGGTCATTCATGACCAGCAACACTATATCATACTAGATAAGGCGGTGATCTTATGACATTTAGTCCATTGCAAGATTTTGATAATGATGAACAACGAGATGACGAGTTGGAAGAGGATAACCCGATGAGAACATATCGTATAGATTTTGAACTAGGAGAACTTGGTGGTTATGTCGATGGAATGGATGCTCTACGTCAATTTATTCGTAAAGCTCTCATCACTGCAAGATACAACTACCTCATTTACGATGATCAATACGGTTCTGAACTAGACTCCTTAATTGGGCAATCTTCTACCTATGATTTAATGCAAGCTGAAATACCCAGATATATTGTGGAAGCGCTCGTCTATCATCCTCATATTGAGCGCGTATATGATTTTCATATTGAATCGAACGGAGACGGTGTATACGTCTCTTTTTTTGTGGAATCTGCACTAGGTACATTTGAAGAGGAGGTGACATGGCGTGGCATTTGAACATAAAACAAAAGAAGAAATATTAAGTCATATGCTTATGAAAGCGAGCGAGGAGCAAGACATAGATACTTCGCAAGGCTCCATCGTCTACGACCTATTGTCCCCAGCAGCATTGGAATTAGCAGAAGCTTACGTGGCTATGGATAGAGTGTTGAAACTAGGCTTTGCTGACTCCACTTATGGTTCGTTTTTAGACAAGCGATGTAACGAAATGGGAGTTTATCGTAAACAAGCACAAAAAGCATCAGGAGAAGTCACATTCACTGGTAAGGTAAAAGATACCAAGATATTGCAAGGTACAAAAGTAGGAACGAAAGAAGATATTTACTTTGTTGTCACGGAAGATGGGAAATTAGAAGATGAGATCATGATAGATAACATCAAACACTATCAAACAACGCTTTCCGTACAAGCAGACGAAGAAGGGACATCAGGAAATATTCAAGCGGGTCAAATTACTGAAATCAACGATGTGAACGGGATCACAGTAAGCAACAGCAAAGACTTCTACGGGGGACTAGAAGAGGAAAAAGATGAAAGTTTATTGCAGCGTTACTTAGAAGTAGTGCGTCGCCCAGCGGCAACAGGAAACAAATACGACTATATTAAATGGGCAAAAGAAGTTAGTGGAGTAAAAGATGCAAAAGTATTACCCATTACACCTGACCCAGGAAAAGTCAAAGTCGTCTTGCTCGGAGAAGGAAATAAAAAGCCGGATGCACTTACCATACAGAAAGCCAATCAAATGATACAAGCAGAACGTCCTGTTGGCGCGTATGTAGAAGTGGTGGGCGTAGAAGAAAAAGAAATCAAGATTGAAGTTGAAATAGAAAGAACATTGCAAGCAAATACAGCAATCGATGAAGATGCATTAAAAGAAAAGTTAGTAAGTGTGATATCTGAATATTTATCTACCTTAGCATTCAGTAGTTCTGTCATTAGATATGCTCATATTGCTAAGTTCATATTAGATATGGAAGAAGTAAAAGACTATCGTAACCTTAAAATTAACGACGACATGATTAACATCCAAATCGCTGATACGGAAGTAGCTACCCTCAAAACCAATAACATTACCATTACTTTTGTGGAAGGAAGTTGATCGTAGTGAAAAACATGAATGCCTTGCAAACGATGTTACATTACCTTCCTTACTATTATCAGGATTCCAAAAAAGTACATTTTATAATGAAAAAAGAAGCACAGCAGCTCATAACGATAGATGATGCAATAAACAAGCTGCTAGATGAGTTTTTCATTACAACGGCCACGGCAGATGTTGGATTACCGTATTGGGAAAAAGTATGCGGATTAAATACAGATGAAAATGAAACGGAGGCAAGACGTCGCCAGCTTATCCAACTAAAGTTGAAACGCAATACGTTAACGACAGCATCACTTAGGGATACGGTTGCAAAATACTTTGAACTAGGTTCAGCTAATGTGGAAATCATAGAGCAATTTAATACAAATATCGTGCGAATCATATTGAGAGGAAAAAAAGGACAACCAAGCAGCTTTCCGCAAATTACACATGCAGTAGATGAAGTCATTCCAGCGCATTTAAAAGTGGAGTATGTATTCACCTACATTCTTTGGAGTGACCTAGATGCATATCAACTCACATATCAAACATTGGACGATGAACAAATAACATGGGATGAATTTCAAATATTTGATCCTAATAGTTGAAATACAATAGGGGGAGAAGATCAATGAGCGAAGCAAACACACATTCACAGCATTTGAAATTAAAGTTACCACAACCAAAAGATCAAGTATCAAGACAAGATTTTGTGGACAATTGGAACAAGATAGACGATGGGTTCGGGCGAGTGCCCATTCAATTATATAGTGGCACGGTAAGTTTGAAACAACAAGTTCATATTCCTTTAGATATAACGTCATCTGATGATTTGAAACATGTACAAATTCAATTATTGAAATATATATCCAACATTCAGTCAGATAGATATGAAATATACACAAACTATGATATTAAAGACTTCACACAAGACCCTAACTACAACAGTTGGATTTTAACAGTAAATCCTGAAACGAATAGAGAAATTGGTTACTTTAATATCATAAAATTTGCTTAAGAAAGGAGATACAATATGTATTTTTATGCTGTTCTAATGAATAATAAGGTAGTTGCTATATACAGGTCGGTTACAGAAATTTTAAGTAATGCAGTTATATCGATCTCCGAAGCGGAATTTAAAGACAGTCTGATTGGTACAGAATATAACGCACAAACGAAGCAATTTTCAGGTTTGAAAGCAGTGTTATCTTTACATTCTCCACCTACCATTCATTCTAGTCATCATAATGTCAGTATAGATCGCATTGAAAATGAGGACATAGAATTAAAATGTAGCATCATGACTTGGGATGGAAATCCAGTTTCTGACTATCAGAGTACGATTCAATTTGAAGTTAACGAAACGGAACATACTGTTTCAGCAGAAAATGGTGTTGCTACATTATCATTACACGAACCCGGAGTATATGAAGTGAGTGTCATAAATCACGATTTAATTACACACGGTAGCCATATGACGGTTACTGTGCATTAAATTTTAATATAGATATATAGCGGTTGCTACGTTACGTCTAGTAAAAATGAAAGACTAGATGGAATGAGGCTATCGCTATTTTTACATGAAAAAAGAGTAGAAAAGAACTTCGTCTGTTGTAGAAGTTCTTTTTTTAAGGAGGAAAGCAGCAATGTCCATGGTAAAAAGTAAATTCGTATTGTTAGATCAAGCTGACTGGGGAGACAACATAAGTGATGTTCAAACTAAGGCAGCAGGTGAAAAATGTGAAGTAGGTCAAAATGGTGTCACCGTCATAGCAACGAATGAAGTTTCACTTAAACTTGCAATGGAAATGCCAGTAGACCCGCAGAGTGTATATGTAGGGAGAGTCAAAGTAAAAAGTGTAAGTAATAGTGGTGGGACGATAGCGATAGGGCAAATCGGATTAAATGAATCTTTTGAAGAATGTTCAAATGAGTACAATAACTTCGTAGTGAATGAAATTGCATTGCCGACAAATCAAGAACAATATGTTGAAGGGATGATCACAGGTCAACATGCACTGGGTGATCACACACATCATCAATTTCATCCTGATGCTAAGTATTTCAATATCGGTATCATATGTAAAGGCAAAGGTACATGGCAAATACAAGCACTAGAAGTATATAAGATGGATAAGGCACCGCATGTAGACTATGAGCCTGATACAACCACGATAAAAGGAACAACCATTCTCGATGCGAGTAGCGATGAAAAACAGTCGAAACTAGAGATTACAGAACATGGTTTGACGTATAAAGGAAGTCAAGTAAGTGAACAGTTTTCTATTGCAAATGAACAATGGCAGCAATGGCAACAGTCCATATATTCTTATGAAAGTAAAAATTCACAACAAAATCCCCAACCGATTCACTACAAAGAATTAAAAGATAGCAACGGAAGTGTAATAGCAAAAGGATTGCAAGTAAACGGGGAACTATGGATGAAATTACGCATGCAAATGCCAGTAGATGGGCAAGGCGTATATATTGGTAAAATAAAAGCGCGCAAGCTGACTGGTAATGGATACACCTATGCTGGACAGATTCCACTAGATGAACAAAAAAATGAAATAAACTCTACTGATAAAGCCGTCGTATACAACTATTTTATTACAATATCCAATACATTTTCTCCGTCATCTTCCGCAGAAGGACTCATTACAGGATACAATCATGAAAAAGAAGGAAATCATCAAAAATTTGATCCCACTGCAAAGTACTTTGACATTTCTATAATCTGTAACTTTATTAAAGCTGGTGGAAGTCTGTCTGAGTTAGATCCCAATGCTTCCACGCTAATTGAATCATTAGAAGTATATAAACTGAATGATAAAAACAGTGTAGTAGTTAGGGACGAACATGGAGCCGTCTACAGCAAAGAAGCTAGAATACCTACGATAAAAGGAAACACGGTTATTGATGCGAGTAGTGGAAGTAAGGCCTCTAAGTTAGAATTGACAGAGTCAGCCATCACATACAACGGACAAGCGCTCGCTCTAAGGGATGCAAGTCATGGGAACGATTTTTTCTTAGGCAATACAGATTGGTCTTCTCTTATTTATAGTAATACAGAAAACGCAACTTACTACTATAAAAATGATGGAAACGACATGGGAATGGTCGTAGAAGGTAAGGCATTTTTAAAAGTTCGGATGCAAATGCCCATCGATCCAGATAGTATGTATGTAGGAAGAGTAAAAGTAAGACCACTAAGCGGAAAAGGACGTTTTTATGCTGGTCAAATTGCACTAAATGAAAAATTAAATGAATTTAGAAGTGATCAAGCTCATTCGTACAATTATTTTATATCGGAGTATGGACTAGCAGAATATAATGCCACTACAAACAAATCCCTTATATTTGAAGGTAGAATCTCTGGGTACAATGCTCCAGATGAAAGTAATGATCATAAGTTTGATCCAAATGCAAGTTATTTTGATCTTGTATTGCTTTGCAACTTCTATCCCGAGGGAGAAAATGTATCCACATTAATTGAATCCATCGAAGTCTGTCGTATACCAAATATAAGACAGAAAGAGCTAGTACATCAAGGGAGCAATTTCATATTAGGAAACAATGACTGGTCATCGCTTATTTATTGGAGAGATGGGAATGACACTAAAAAGTTTTATTACTCTAGTGAACATAAAGGTATGATAATAGATGGAGACATGTGGATCAAAGCACGTATGCAGATGCCGATCGATCCAGAAAGTAAATACATTGGTAGAGTGAGAATGAGGAAGTTAGATGGAAATGGTAAATTTTTTGCAGGTCAGGCAGCATTAGATCATCACTTTAACAATATCTCTAGTGATAAAGCAACGGCATATAACTACTTCATAGCGAATGGAGTGACGGTAAGTCCACAGCAAACAGAGTCACAAATTTTCGAAGGTTCCATTACAGGTTATAATACAGCAACGCAAGGAGATCATCACAAATTTGAACCGGGAGCAAGTTACTTTGATCTCGTATTTGTTTGTAATTATAAAGGAAGCGGGAAAACACTAATTGAGGCGGTAGAGATATGTAAGGTTCCGAAATCCTATGGAGCTGAGCATATTACTATTAAAGATTCAAAAAATTATTTTGCATCAAACAATATAGAAGGAGCACTATCAGAACTTTTTCAAAATGTCAGTGATGGGAAAAAGAAGATCGCTGCCGCTATTACTGACATGGGACAAAGTGCCAATGAAAATCAATCATTTTCACAAATGGCAGCGGCAATTAAAAAAATAACTACGGGGAAAAGGCACGCGCAAGGAACGTTTGAACTTGATATAAGTTCAACATATAGTGATGCTATTACCATTTCTTCTTTGCCATTTAGTCCCTCTATCATTAGAGTGTATGGAATCGATTCAGATTATAATGTAAATCCTTATAGATTGGTGACCCCAGGAAGTGCGGTTTATTTTGGGGGGTCATTCTCTTCACAAGGTATTTTTAAATTTGGTGAGATCTTTGACAATAGTAGTATACACACGAGGTATCTTGACAGTATTTCACTATATTCAAGGACGAATGGTTTTAAATTTTCTCATGAAGGTGCTCATGATAATATTCTTAACGGTAAAGTTACGTTTAAATGGATTGCCGTAGAATAAATGTTGTAGCAAAACGATAGAAAATAACATAGGAGGTCAGTGGTATGGATATAAGCAACGATTTTATTGACTTCTTTAGCATCTATGGACCGTTCGCGGTCCTTTTTGTTTCCCTTTTTTACTGGACGCTACGGACACATACGCAGCGGGAAGAGGTTTACCGTAAAGAAATAGCGAGCATGCGAAAAGAGCACGAAGAAAGATCCAAAAGATACTATACTTTGCTCAATAAGTTTGCAGAGAAATATGACATCATTATCGACAAAATTCTTGATATCGAACAGAAGCTTGACGGGAGGGAATAATATAGTGCAGAAAATTGTCATGGATGCAGGTCATGGTTACTTGACAGCTGGTAAACGTACTCCTGACGGTACGTTAAGAGAATACCAATTCAATAGCGCTGTAGCAAAATACGTAAGAGAAAAACTATTACACTATGAAAAAGTGGAAGTGCTGTTTACACACTCAGATGAAAGAGATGTTCCACTTATAGAAAGAAGTAATACAGCAAATGAATGGCATGCGGATGTATTTATTTCTATTCATGCCAACGCTTTTGGTAAAGGCGACTGGAACAACGTGAGCGGCATCGAAACATTTGTTCATATATCCAAGCCTTCAGAAGCACTGCAATTAGCCAGATGTGTGCAGCAACAATTCATTCAACAAACAAAACGTAAAGATCGTGGCGTGAAGCTAGCAGACTTTCACGTGCTACGTGAGACGCATATGACAGCGATATTAGTAGAATGTGAATTTATGACCAATCGAGAAGCAGCGTCTCTTTTGAAAAGCGAACGATATCAACAAACTTGTGCTAACTCCATCGTACAAGCTTTAGTGGAAATGTATCGTTTAATTCCAAAGAAGCAACCAGAGCATGAAGATCCTCTTCAAGACGAACATCAAGAGGAAGAAGGTCATGATGTAGATACATGGTATCGCGTACAAGTGGGCGCATTTCGAAGCAAACAGAAAGCGATGGAGTTACAAGCAAGGCTTAAAAAAGAAGGATATGCTGCTTTTGTAAGATAA